ATCGCCAGCATCCTCGATCAGCGCTATGCCGCATGGGAGTACCACGGCTCACTGCCCAAGCAGGGCATCATCGAGTTCGTTTCCGGCCTCGCCCTGATGGGCCAGCTCGATGCCGAGACCACGGCCGAGATCGTCGGCGAGGTCAATGAAGATCCGATGATCGAGGTGCAGTGCGAGTGCTGGATCATCGGTGGAGTCGTGATCAAGCTCGCGCTAGAACCCGTGCGCGAGGTCAACAATATCTATCACGTCTACAACTACGAGTCGCGCCCCGACACGGTGTTCGGCAACAGCGTGCCGCGGGTGATTCGCGAGGATCAGCTCGCTGCGACCCAGTTGTGGCAGGCGATGATGTTGAACGCGATGATGTCCGCCGGCTTGCAGATCGGCGTGCGCAAGGGCGGGCTCGAACCCATGGACGGGATCGGCGGCAAGAGCTACGACCTGACCTGTACCCGTCCGCGGGTTTGGGCCTTCACCGATGACGTTCAGGACATCGAGAAGGCGTTCCAAGTGTTCAATACGCCCAGCGTCATGGAGAAGCTGATGCCGCTCTACGAGCGGGCGAAGAACAACGCGCAGGAGCACATCGTTCTGCCGGCGATCGTGCAGGGTGATCCGACCAACGCGGTGGAGACATCGAGCGGTCTGGCGATGCTGATGAACGCCGGCAACATCGTGTCGCGCCGCTTGGCCAAGGGGTGGGATGACGACATCACCACCCCGCTGATCGGCGGGTTCTACGAGTGGAACATGGATCATGGGCCCGATGACATAAAGGGCGACTACGCCGTCATCCCGCGCGGCTCCAGCCACCTGCTGGTCAAGGACGTGCAGTCGCAGCGCTTCCTGTTCGCGATGCAGACCTACAGCGCGATCGAGCCACTGCAGGGCCGCATGAAGTGGAACGAGTGGGGGCGCCAAGGCCTGACCATCATGGACATGGACGCCAACTCCCTGATGATGACCGACAAGGAATTCGAGGCCGAGGAGAAGAAGAAGGCCGCCAATGCACCGCCGCCGGATCCGCTGACCATCCGCGCGCAGGCTGCACTGATCGAGGCCCAGACCAAGCAGTCGGTCGCGCAGGCCGAGGCGGCCATGTCCGACGAGCAGATCACCCTGCGCCGCGAGGAGATGGCCAACAGGATGTCGATGGAGCGCGAGACCATGGCCTCGAAGGAGCGCATCGCGCAACTCAATTTCGCCGCGGCGATTGCTGATCTCGATGCCGGCGAGCGCGCCGCGATCATGAACATCGACCAGCGCAACCAAGCTGAAGGCCTGCGCGCGCGCATGGAGGCCGCCCGCATGGCTGCCGACCAGAAGCGCGACCTGCTCGAAGTGCAGGTTGAATCTCCCAGCCCGAGGCTCGCGTGATGGCCAAGTCACTGACCACCGAAGAGCGCGAGCTGCACACCTACATCACCGAACGCTTGACTGCTTTCCGCACCAAGCTGGAGGCCATGGACGATGATGACCGCACGCACGCCGAAACGCGGGCGAGGATCCACGAGCTGAAACAACTCCTTAAACGAATCGAGGCCACCCCATGATCGACCCCAACAATGCCAGCGAAACCGCCGATACCGGCGACTTCATGGCCGGGTTTAATTCCGACGACGATGCTGCTGCTGCCACCACCGAAAAGATCGGTGACGGCGAGGCAGGCGAAGCCGCGGGCACCACCAACACCGAGGGCGCCACCACCACCGCCGAAGCAGGCGAGGGCAATGGCGAGGGCAATGGCGAAGGCGGTACCGCCACCGGTACCGAGAACACCGAAGGCGCGACCGCTGGGAGTGTTGACAACTCCCAAAACGGGGAGCAGGTTCCCGGTCAACAGGCTCCTGCCCTCGACCTTTCCTCCCTGCCGGACGATGTCCGCCAGCTGATCGAACGGGAAAGGTCAGAAGCCGCCATAACGGCCGAAAACCTCGCCAAGACACAGCGGGACTTTCAGGCACTACATGGCAAGCTGGCCCCGACCCAGCGCGAACTGGACACCCTGCGGCGTCAACAGCAGGCCTCCACTTCCGCCCAAGGTGCGGCCGGCGACGCAGGGTCGGCAGCCAGCGAGCTGGCCGAAGCTGAGGCCTACTACGATTCGCCTGCCTTCCTCGACTACGCCAAGACGTGGCCCGAGGAGGCCAAGCTCCTGAAAGAGGGGCAGCTACGAATCCTTCGCGCCTCGCTCAATCGCGCCAACCAGCTGGAGCAGCGGATCAATACCCAGATCCTGCCTGCCCTCCAATCCCTGCAGACCACCCACCAGCAGACCGAGCACGAGCGTGCGACCAGTGCGCTGGCCGCGGAACACTCGGACTGGCAAGAGATCAATCAGTCGGATGAATTTTGGGACTGGTTCGGCAAGGAAGAGCCTTACCTCAATTTCACCGACGAACAGCACCGGGACCGCAGGCTAAGGGACCAGACGTTCGTGGCCCACCTGCTGACCCGGTACAAGCGGGAAACGGGGTACGCCGCAGCAACGCAGGGGCAAGGCCAGCCGGCCAACCAGCAACAGCAGCAGCAGCCACCCCAGCAGCAACAGCAACAGACGCGGCAGGGGAACGCACGTCTGGCGATGGCCGGGGCCGAGGTCAAAGGCGGCGCCGGGATAGTGCGTCAAGGCAGTGCAGGCGTTAGCCCCGGCGACCAGTTCCAAGCCGGTTTCAATTCACCCGATAGTTAATCGTTCCACCATCACGAGGATCCACCGATGTCCCAGAACAGCTACGGCGGCGCGACCGCAGGCAACCCGACCAATGTATTCGCCGTAGGCAAGCTCCTGAAGTCTGCCGACGCGGTCGAGTGCATCGACAAGTTCGTCCACACCATCCCGGTCCCGAAGAACAAGAACGAGACCGTGAGCATGCTGCGCGCGGTCACCCCGGATCCGAATGTCAGCGAAGTGGCCGAGGGTGTGAACCCGGTGTCGCGCGCGCTGACCTACGAGCAGGTCACCAAGACCTTCGAGGAATTCGCCGAGGTGTTCAGCGTCACGAGCCGGCAGGCCGAGCTGGGCGAATACGATGTCCTGATGGACTCGAAGGATCGCCTGATCGACCTGCTGAAGCGCACCCGCGAGAAAAATGCGTGGTACGAGTACCGTGCCGGCAACAACCGCATCTTCAACTCCAGTGCCTTCACCCTGCGCAGTCAGGTCAACGGTGCGATCTCGCTGGGCCGGATCCGCGTGGCCACCCGTACCCTGATCACCAACCGGGCGATGCTGATCCGCGAGATGACCAAGGGCTCGATCAACATCGCGACCACCCCGGTCGAGCCGGCGTTCATCTCGCTGTCGCACAGCGATACGCAGCCGGACATCCGCAACATCACCGGCTTCGTCCCGGCGCCCAAGGTCGGCGGCCTGAAGGATTACATCCCGCAGCTGTTCGGCTATGTCGAGAACGTGTGCTTCATCACCAGTCCGGAATTCGATCCGTTCCTCGGTGAAGGCGCCGCGGTCGGTGCCACCGGCATGCGTTCGGCGGGCGGCGTCAACATCGACGTGTACCCGTACCTGATCTTCGGCAAGCAGGCGCTTGGCAAGTGCAGCCTCGCTGGCACCGACAAGGGTTTCGGCGCCGTCGAGATGAACGTGCTGGACAAGGCGGACAAGTCCGACCCGACCAACCAGCGCCGCATGGTCTCGTGCCGCTGGTGGGACGCGCCGGTCATCCTCAACCAGAACTGGCTCTACCGCATCGAGTGCGCCGTCACCGAGAACCCGAACTGACCGTAACGCCCCCGGGGTGACCCGGGGGTAGTCGGCCTGCGCGAACCTCACCCCTTCCCTTCTTCGCTTCGAGGACTCCACGATGGACAAGTACACCAGCCTGTATGGCCGCCCGGCGGATGCACCGCTCGGCCCCTTCACCCCCAAGACCCCGCAGGCCCTGCGCCCGGGCGACACCTGCACCCGCATCGGCACGTGGAACAGCACGCTGGCCAACACCGACCGGCTGTTCATTGCCGGCGGCTTCGTGGCCGGCGAGAAGATCCTGCAGATCGTGGCCACCCGCGACGCCGACCCGGACGCGGCCAACACCTTCACCGCCGATATGTACCTGCTTTCGGCGCCGTCCGTGAAGTTCCTGACCGCCAGCACCGGCTTCCAAGCGGCCGTTCCGGTCGTGATCGATGGCTCGACCCTGCCGTTCGCCTGTAGCGCCACCAAGGGCGACAGCCTCGTGCTGGTGCCCGTGGTCGGCGCCATGGCCACCGCCGTCAACCACAGCTTCCGGGTGGTCTCCGGCCTGCCGGCGTAATAACCCGCCCCATGGGTTAGCATTGGTGGGCCGTCCGATCCCGGGCGGCCCATTTTTATTCGCCTATAGGAGGCACACCGTATGTCCCTCATTCCGTTCGAGGACGCGCTGAATACCAAGTTCGAGGCCAGTACCCGCGAGGAGCTGCTGGCGTACTGCCAGACGCTGGGGCTGGAAGATATAAACCCGGGTGGCGACGTGCGCCTGATCAAGAACAAGATCTTCGAGGCCCTCGGCGTCAACTACCGGGAGAATGGCCCGGAAGCGCCCAAGTCCGCACGCCCGGCGTTCAAGTCGGCGATCCTGCCGCCGGTCAACCTGACGCCCAACGGGAAGTGGGGCGGCCGTCGCAGGCGGATCAAGTTGCCACGCCCAGAGGGCACCAAGGTGGCGCGCTCCGAAGGGTTCGGGTGGAACGGCAAGGCCACGTACTGGCTGGCCTACGACGAGGTCGTG